CTAATAATGTCAGCTTTAAAGGTGCAGTTTGTGTAACTGTAATTTTACCTTCGTTGCTATATCCTAAAATACCATACAATTTTTTAGTGCCAGTAAATTCTGGAACTGGCGATCCCAATGCTCCAGCCCCTAATGATCGTATTGGCACTAAATTGTTATTAATTTTAATATTCTGTGTCTTATATAGCAAGGCATTTACCTGAGCAATACGTTTTCTGAAGCCAAGTCGCGTTCCAGATGCAACAGCTAAATCAACTGGCATCGTGACAATTTGAACATCAATAGGCAATCCTACCTCGCAAGATGTTGTAGGTGTATTAACAAAAGTAACAGTATTGTCTGCTGTTTGATTTAATTCAACATAACCGTCAGAAATAACATTAACAGTCGCACCATCAATATGTGACATATCTAAACTAGCTACTGCGCCGCCTTGTTTTGCACAATCTGTAAAAGTATTGTCATCAAACACTTCTAAATAATATTTATCTACACCATTATCATCTCGTTTAGTTGCAACATAAATATCTGTAATATCTACACCAACATCAATAAAATCACCTGTCGTTGTAAATTGACTAGCTGCTATAACGTCTTGCGCTTTAAGCAAAGAAAAAACAGCCATTGTGCCGTCATCTTCGTTAATAATAAATAACAAGTCATTTTCGTCAGTTGCAACAGCTTTGCGTAAATCAATTGATTTTGGATTTTTTAGTAAATGCCCAGCAAGCAATGAAATTTTAGTTGTCATATATGTCAGTTGAACATCAGAATAAGCAATCTCATTAATAGTTTTGCCTTGTCTTTGCACAAACAACATGCCTGATTCTAATTTTTTAACACGTATGCCTTCGCGTGATCCGTTAGCTGATGAGCTGTTAAAGAAAAAATCTGCTGGCGTAATAGGATTTAAACCTTCTTGCGGAACATAGAACTCACCCCCTGTTGTAAAGAGTTGTAAATCACGTCCAGATTGAATGTCTGTAATAGCATTAAAAGTATTAGTATCTAATGTAGCTTCAACCGCGTCATCATCTAACCCTTCATCACCTTCAAAATCAAAAAATAACCCTACTTTAGAACCCCATACTGTTGATGGCCTAGCCTTAGAGCCTCCAAAAAATAAACGACCTTGGTGAAATGTAGTTGTTCTTGGCCATCCGCGCGAAACAGACCATACATTTTCGTAGCCAGTTTCTAGTTCCCAACTACCGTTTGCAATAGCTGTTGTATTAAAAAATGGATATTCTGTAACAGCCTCAACAACTGTTGTACTATTAAATTTAATAATCTTTGCACGGCCTTGTGGCGATACATTAATATACTGACCAACATGGCCACTATTAAATACACCAGATGATGCAGTTAAAGTAACATTTCCTGTCACTGCGCTGGGCGTTAATGTTCCAGCTGGATTGCTATATGCTGGTGTAAAAGCATATTTTGGAATTGAGTCAAACGTAAGAGGGGATATTGTCCAGTCAGCATCGGTTACGCCGCGGACAATTTCAACAGGAGCAAATTCTTTATGAGTTAAAATAAGTGTATCTGCGGATTGTGTCCAGCACATTTCTTTAATATTAGCGCCTGTTAAATTATTTCCTGAAGTATCTAAATAATTATTTCCAGAGGCGTTAATGTTTGTAATTAATGTTCTGTTTTTAATAACATACATGCGATTTGTTGTAAAAATAAGCATGTAACTGTCATCAACAGAAAATTCAAAATGAACAAAACGAATACCGTTTTCTGGCGTGCCGCCTAATTCAAACAAAAATTGTGTGCCAGGCCGTCTTTTAACACCACCTTGTGGTTGAATAATAACATTTTTGGCTGTTTCTAATGCGTTATTGTAAGATTTTAAATCAACGCGAGCGCGAATAAGAGGATCAAGTTCACCCGTTGTAAAGTTTGATTGTATATTTACAAATCGGGCCATTAATACCTCACATCAATAAGAGGAAATTCCTGTATAGCATTTATAGGTTTACCTTGTCCGTCAATAGACATGGCTGTTCTCATATAACCGCCACGACCATTTTCTGACGGCATACCTTGTGTTACTTGTCGCCAATAATCTGATTTTTCTAATTGTTCAGTAATAGGTAAGGCCAAATGCCATACCATTTGATATTTTAAAAGTTGCACAAAATAATGTGGCATTTCGTTTTCTGTAACAGCGTACTGGTAATCTACATAAATTTTTTCATAATTCGTTAATATCTTTCTGCCTTGAATTGTGTATGCACGTCTAGGAACTGCATAAGTTGTTTCAGTATCATAAACCGCCCTAGGTAAGCCAATCATGTCTGATGGCATTTGATACTCATATTTGTATTCGTTAGTAGGCGTTGTAATTAGCCTTGCGCATTGCGTTTTTTTAAATGAAAAAGACCAGGGATAACTGGCCAATGTTTTAATTTTAATGTCTGGATAAAGTCGATCACAAATATTTGCTTCGTCTGTGCCTTCTGTAAAAGATGAAATTGGACTTGCGCCTAACATAAGTAGCGCATCAGAACATACTTTAATATCGGTATCACCCGTTGCCATTTATAATCTCCAAATGTGCAAATAGACGGGAGCATACACCCCCGTCATCTGCATTTTTACTACTTAGTCTGCGTCAGCTACTGATAGTGCTGTACCATCAGAAACGTCAACAACGCCACTTGCATTAGAAAGTACAGTAACTAATGTTGATGTAGGAACAGAAGCATCCCATACATGAATTAAGTCACCTACTTTTAATACAGTAGAAGCGCCATTGAAATACCCTTCAGTATTAATGTCAGCAATAACATCAGTACCAGGTGCTGTATAACTCCACATCTGAGGAGCATTACCAGCCTTAGACTGACCACCGATAGGTTGTAGGTTGTCTTTAGTATAAGCCATTTAATATCTCCTTATCTTAAGATTCACGACATGTGAGTTTAACGATACCCTCGTCATCAATAGCAACTGCGTTTGCAGAGAGGATTGTGTTCACTAAGTGTGAAGTTTTCTCTGCAACATAGTTGATCTCTGTACGAGGAGCTAGGCCTTCAGCATAACCAACAGCTTGTTTGTGGAAAGCAAAAAGAGTTCTGTCAAGAGAACCGTCAATTGCTAAACCACCTTCTGAACGATCACCTAATGTATGAAATTTAAAACCTAAGTAGGTGTCAATTTCACCATTTACAAGAGCTTTAACTGTGTTAAAGTCAGATGATGTTACATTAGTTTCTGAAAGCAATGAAGCTAATGAATTAGCATGAATAATCATATGACGATCCTGTGGAGGAACGTTATTTTTATCCATGAGTTTTTTAGCTTCACGTAGTTTTGCTACGTTTAAGTTTGTATCAGTACCACCAATGTCGTTAGAAACGGTCAATGATGTGCCTGAAGCTGCTAATGCATCAAGAATAAGTTGATCTTGACGACGACCGATTGCGTTAGCTAAAACTTGAACTAACTCATTCTTTTCATCAAAATTAACTTTCTGTTGCATAAAGATGTCGCTGTATTCTGCGGCGTTCCAATCTTGTAGGGTAACGCTAACTTGGCTGAAATTTACATTCAACGGAGTAACGTCAGTTTGTGGCACTCTTAATGTTGCAGAGCCTTTACCTACTTTTGGAAATTTTACTACTTCACCCTCGACGTTTCGTCGCATACGTGTTGCACCTACTAATTGGGCTTTCGCTTGATAGGCCTGTTTGACTTCACGATCAAAGAGTTGAACAAAGGCATTACTTAAAGGAATTGCCATTTTGATCTCCTTGTAGAAATTAATAAAAAAATGTATTAATCGCTATGGTATGCCAGAACTCTGGGCCATGACTTGCCTTTTACGATAGCCGATCGACAAGGTTACTTGTATTCAAGGGTTGCAAAGCAATAGACCTTGCTCTTTTTTTACCACAGAACAAGGCCCTATGCAATATTTTAGTTATATCTTTCCTCAAACATCTTCTGAACCTTAGCTCGATAAGCTGGATCTTCTTGATATTTAGGATCACCAACCATAGCGTCAAGCTCTGCATCGCTAATAGGATCACCTTGGATTGTAGGATTGATAGGAATATTTGGCTCTGAGAATGAACGTATTTTTTCAAAGATAGCTATGCCACGTGCTGTGCCAGCCATAATGTTAAACTCATCACGTTCTTCTTTACTCAATATTCCTTTTTGTGATAAACCATCTGCCCACTTACGCATGCCATTAATACGAGCATCTGCATTTGGGCCAAGAAGTTTTCTTTCTTCAGCAATGCTGACTTCAACGGTTTCTTCTTGTTCGCCAGCCATATCCATAACACCTTGCACTAAACTATCAAGTGCGGCTTGACTTACGCCATACTCACCAGCCCAATTCATAACGTGTGCTTTCATTGCGTCATCTTCTGGCGTATTGCCAAATACAGAAATATCGTAATTACCATCTTCTGGGGCTTTGTGTTTTGCTTGTGAAACTAATTTCTTGTAATGATTATAAGACTTAACCATACTTTCTTTGTCGAAAGGATCGTCGTCGTCTGCTTTCCAGAAATTTTCTGGCCACCAATCTGGCCTTGTTTGTTTTTCTGGTTTAGGTTCTTCTAAGTGACTTATTTCTTCTGGTTGCTGGCCTTCCTCGGTTTCTACTTCAGTTGCAGTATCGAGTAGTCCAACGTCAGAAGATGTTGCTTCCTGAGCGCTAGGCTCGATTGTTTCATCGACCATTATAAATTCCTTGCTTTAATTAGCCTTGCTTCTAAGTCCTTAATTACGCTGTTTTGTCCTTCACGATAATATGCGTAGCTAGGATCGCTACCTGGCAAAGCAACAGGTTGCTCAACTATGGTTTGGCGTAGCCACTCCATCAGTTTTTGTCCATCCTCTGTGCCTAAAACTCTAAGACATAAACGATTAGTATCGTCACGTTTTTGATCTACGTCACCATGCTCAAGCGGTAACGCTTGTTCTAAATCTTCCCATCCAGCCATGTTTTATCCTTCTTGGATTGCTTGTTCGGCCATAGCTCCAGCAACTTGATCAGCTACTTCTGGCGCTTCTTGTGATGCTTGTTGCGCCATCATCATAGCTTGTTGTTGCATCATTGCACGTTCAATAGGTGAGTTTAAAATACGTTGAGGAACATTAAGTTTCTCTGCAATAAAATCAATCATCTCATCTTGCTTAATTGCCATTTGACCAGCTTGGCCCATTGCTTGAGCAATTTGTGCAAATTTTAATACATTGTCAACTTCTTCCATTGACTGTGCTTGTGCTAGTGGTGCGACAGGAGCAATCTTAACTTCAAGGCCGTTAATCTTTAAGGGTAAATTAATCATACCTTTTTGATCTAATACTTGAAGCATTTTAGTAACAATAGGAATCATGGTTTCATTAATTAAACGGCCAAACGCTGATCCTAAGTTTTGTGCCAACTCTTTCATTCTCTCTACAACTTCTGTTGCAGAACGTGCTGACATATTATCTGGAGGTAATGATTCGTCTAATAAAATGCGTTTAATATTTTGACGTAAATCATTAATAACAATTTGTGATAAGTTAAAATCACCTGAACGTGGCAATGGTTTTAGTGATTCGCCTTGCGGGCCGCCATTACGTGCCACAGGAATAATTGCTCCTGGCACAATTTTAACTGTGTTTGGATTGAGTACGCCATCATCAGCTGCGGTATATACGCCAGCAATGTTAAGTGATGCGTTTTTAAGTTGTAGCTCTAATGTTTTATTAAGTGTTTTAATGTCTGGTAATGCTGTAATAAGTGGGCCACGACCATAAACTTCACCAGCAACTTTAGAGTAACGAGATACAATCCAAGGGCTGATATCTGATCGTCTATACACTAACTCAGCTTTAGAGTTTTTATGAATAACATGGTAGCAATAATCGCCGCGCATAGGATCAAGAATAGTTGCTTCAATCAGTTCGTGATCGTCTGTGGGTTTATTTTTTATAGCATCAGCAAGTTCTGTTGGAATTTTAGCATCTGGCCATTGACGCTCAATGACCTCAGCCTTAATTCTCATACGTCGATAAACATTATCAACTTGACCGTCAGCACCTTCTTCAAATGAAACTAAATAAGATGGCACAGGAATAAAGTTAATAGGATTCACGTCATCGCCTGGTTGCACCATCATGACAGCTGTGCCTACACAAAGCTCAAGTAAAAATTCACCAATAGCAATATCAAAGTTAGATTGCTTAAGCGCTGAAAACATACGATCAGAATACATATCAAGTGCTGCTTGTGCTTCCGCATGTCTATCTTTAGGTATGTCTGTGCCTGGTTCGAGTCTGCACCAGTTACGTTGTGGAGGAAAAATACCAGATTGCATACGATTAGCAAAGCGTTGAGTTGAGTTAATGGCTGTTGAATCAAACACGCGGTTCATTTTCTTTTGACCGCCTACATTACCTTCCCAATAACCATCATAAAGATTACGTTGTGGCAATGCGTATTCATAACATTCTTCATAAAGATTTCTAAAATCTTCTTTTTTACGCTGAGCTAATTCTTGTCTTTTTAAAACTTCTTCAGCCGTTAATCTCATTTTAGTTGCCATAATTTATCCTTATTCGTACCACTCTAAATGTAAATAAGCCATGTGATCTGTTGCGTCCACATTGGTTAATCTAAATAAATATGTTGTTAATGGTGCTAATACTTGTTCTGTTGATCCAGCAATACCACCACCAGATTTTTTACCAGTGCCTCCAGCAATAAACTCAGCTTCTAATAATGATCCAGTTGATGTTATTGTAGGATTAAACAATATTGCACTTGCACTTGTTGTGGCAATAGTTCTGTTTCTTGAGAAAGAAGATAATGTTGTTCCTCCAGTAACTACTGCATTTTCATATAAATATATTTCAGCATCACCACCACAATTTGCATCATATACAAGATGAGGTTTATTCCCACTTGCAAAAGCTATGGCAATATCAAGACTTGCACCAGCAGCTAATTGAGCAGCATGTGGATATAATACATACGCATAAAATGCACGGCCTTCATGTAACCTTTGATGATTAACATCCACCGTAATAAGCGGTCGTTCACTCCCTGTTACATGTTGACCATTACTTTCATTAGCCTGTGTTAATACAACATGCCGACTATTAGTATTGTCTGATTCTCTTGTAACAGTTAAAACCATTATTTAGCCGCGCTCATATTATCAATTAAATTAGGATAAGGCCTACCCGCCTTAGCTGCCCTTCTCATTGCATTACGTTTTTGAGCTGATGTAAGTTTTTTTGGTTTTCCCAGGCTTTTTGGTCTTTTTTTTTCCCATACTTCGCTCATTATATTTCTCCTAAACTAAATAAATTACCTTTAAATCCCATTTTTTTTGTTGTAGGCTTATTAGTTTGTTTCCATAGCCCAGCACCATGTAATGCGTTATGAGTTTTCCAGTTATCGTAAAACTCTCTCCCGTCTGTGCCAAACGCATCTTTTGATTCAGTTCCGCGCATTGTCCAGTTTTTAGTTGCCCCTTGACCTTGATTATGTGCATATGCTAAATAACCTAGTTTTTGTCTCATGCCTGGCAAGGCGTTATAAGTATCAGCTTTATAATCAAATTTACTATCATCTTTGCTCATATACCCATGATTGGCTACGGTATAACCCGCAAATAATTTTTCTTGAAGTAATGGATCTTTTCTAAATGCTTGGCGCTCAGCTTCATTATGTTTAATGTCTGATGGTTTTCCTAAACCAAATACTCTAACACCATCTTGTTTTGCAACTTTACCCATTTGATAACGACCATCATATTGTGGAATACCTTGTTTATCTTTAGCGCCACCAGCTTTGTCATAAGTGTAAGCATAATCTTTATATTCTGTTTCCCATACATTGCCTTGGCTTTCTTTAAAAGCAATCGAATTGCGATACATATCCCATTGCTCTTTGTTAAGGCCTAAATTTTTTTCTACAAATTTATAAACTTCAGCCATACCTTGAATATTAGCTGGAGCTTGTTTAGGTTCTTGTGCCATATTGAGTCCTATGAACAGTATAAAGATTAACAGGGCCGAAATAAATTTCATGCCAATCAATCATCCTAATTTTTCCTTCATATTAACCTAGCGTAGAACCGCCACCACCTAATGTGCCTCTATCTGTCATCAATGCGCGATAACCCGCTGCACGACCACGACGAACACGGCGCGCCGCTGAATCATAAACAGCTTTACTTTCTTCACGTGCCGTAGCTTGTGTTTCTTTAACCGTAGGTTCTGCTGCCACAGGTGTTGGTGTTGGTGGTTTTGGTGCAACTATTTTAGCTATTGGTTTCGTGACTGCCTTGACAACTTTTTTAACTTTTTTACTCATTAAGGTGTTCCTCCTCCTAAAGTGGTTGATTTAACGCCCATTTCGGCATCATCACGTTCTGCTAATAACATACGCTTACCACCTTTCATGCGGGCGGCTAATCTTGCTGCGCGTTTTTCAGCTTCATCACGTGTTTCAGCTTGTGCAATGGCTCGATCTTCTTCTATTTGTCTGCGTTGCTCTGCAATTTGAGCTTCTTGTGCGGATGTGTCTGGGGCTTTAATACCTAATAAACTTCCAACAAATTTCATCGTAGAATCCTCATCATATAATAATCTTCTTTGTCTGCGCTATATGCTGTCATTAAACCTTCGGGTTCAA